CGCATGAGCCGCGCCGAAGCAAGCGTGGACAGGCACGCCGCGGCCTGGATGGGCATCGCGCCCGATCAGGTCAACGCGCGCAGGAACTACCCTTCGAGCTTCGATCCGCAAGACCTCAAGGACTCGCTCGACGCGGCGCTCAAGACCGTTTCGCTCGGCATCACAGGGAAGGCGCTCTACGAGGTCCAGGCGTTCGCGCTGCGCGAGCTGCTCTCGGGACACATCTCGGGCGAGAAGATCAAGGAGGTCCTCGACGACCTTCAGGCACGACTCGAACAAGGCACCCCACAGGGAGCCTGAACATCACGAGCACGGCACCACTCCAGCCGTCAGCTCTCAAGAAGCCCACCAGGTCTACATGCTCCTGGCGGGCTTTCACATTTTTGGAGGAACGCATGGACAGGCTCACGCGCTCGATTTTCAACGCCGCTGGTCAACTCGACGATTCGTTCGGTTTCCACCGTGCTTCCCGAATCAACCCGCGTCATGTGTTTGGCTTCGCGCCAAAGCATGTGCTCGCATTCAACGATGACCCTGATGATCCTCCTGCGGATCCGGCAAACCCGTCGAGCGAACCGCCAGACGGGTTCGTCTCCCAGGATGAGATCAACCGCATCGTTCAGGATCGGCTCAAGCGAGAGCGTGAGCAGCTCGGGCGCAAGCTCGAAACGCTCGGCTACAAAAGCCTCGAGGACCTCGAGAAGGCCGAGCAAGAGCGCAGGAGCGCCGCTGCCGAAGCGCAACGCCAGGCGGAAGAGGCGCAGCGCAAGCAACTCGAGCAACAGCAGAAGTGGCAAGAGCTTCGCGAGTTCGATCAGCAGAAAGCTCAGGAGCAGATCGAGGCCGCGCGCCGCGAAGCTGAGGAGGCCAGGCGCGAGCGCGAGACGCTCACCAGGCAAGTCCGCACCTCGCAGATCTCCACGGCGCTCCAAAGCGCCGCTGTGAATCTTGGCGCCTACAAGCCCGAGCAGATCTCGAAGCTGCTCGCAGGTCAGATCTCTCACGCCGAAGACGGTCGCATGATCGTCCTCGGGAGCGATGGCAAGCCGAGGACCAATGGTCGCGGCGAGGATCTGAGCGTCGAGGACTTCGTCAAGGAGTTCATCGAGGCGAACCCGCACTTCCAGCGCGCGGCTCCAGGCCGTGGCGCTGGCGGTTCGGGAGGAGGCCCCACCGGCGGGAGCGAGGGTGGGCTCGACTACAAGAACATGTCCATCCGAGACATCCAAAAGAACAAAGAAGAAATCATTCAACGGGCCAAGCGCGGCGAAATCAAGCTCTCGTAAAAGTCCGTAGAGGAGAAAGCAACTCATGGCAAACATCACCCAAACCAGCGTCGATCCGGCGATCCCTGAGTTCTGGCTCGCGCTCGCGCTCGGCTACCTCAAGGCCAACCTCATGATGGCCAGGCTCGTGCGTCGTGATGGTGACAGCGTGGTCGCCGAGCATGGCGATACCATCAACATCACCAAGCGCGGTGGGCTGACGGTGCGCGACAAGGTGGAGGACACCGATGTCACCGCCGACGCGCCGAGCAACACAAAGATCGCGGTCGTGCTCGACCAGCATAAATACGTCTCCTGGCACCTGGAAGATACCGCGAGCGCCAAAGCTATCGATGCGGCTGTTGACTATGTGCAGGACGCGGCCGCCGGTCTTGCTGAGGCCATCGAGACGGAGCTCCTCAAGTTGCACGCGAACATCGCCAATGATGTTGGCCAAGCGGGCAAGGCGCTTGGCTTCGCCGAGCTGATGGCAGCGCGCAAGCAGCTCAACGACCAGAAATGCCCGATGATGGGCCGCAAGTTGATCGTCTCCTCCAAGGATGAGATCAGCCTGCTCGACACTGACCGCATCATCGAAAGCAACAAGAACGGCGGGGATGGCAGCGTCCTCGAGGAGGCGATGCTCGGTCGCATCCTCGGCTTCGACACCTACATGAGCCAGCTCGTGGAGGTGACATCGGGGACGCCTGATACCACGCACAACATCGCCTTCCACGGCGATGCCTTCATGCTCGCCACCAGGCCGCTCGCCCTGCCCGAGCCAGGGTCAGGTGCGATCGGCCAGATCCTCGTGGATCCAGATACCAACATCGCCATGCGCTACACCAGGCAGTGGGATGCGAGGCAGCTCAAGACTCAACATGTGCTCGATGTGCTGTTCGGGGTGAAGGCTGTCGACGAGGATCGCCTCGCGGTCGAAGTCAAGAGCTGACCCCCTTCCTCTCCCGCTCGCAGCGAGCGTTCGCTTCGCCATCCCTAGACATCAACCAAAAGGAATCTCATGAGCCGCACACTCGAGCATGAAAAGCTCAAGCGCGAGGCGCCATCGCACACCCAAAAGATGGACGCCGCACAAGACACCACAGACGCCTATGCCATCGTCGCCGAGTCTCTCCTCGACACCACGGGCCATGACAAGGTCGAGTACATCCTCGAGGAGACTGGCGGGGCCAACCCCGTGGACGCCAAGATCATGGGTCGCGTCAAGAGCGTGACCGATGGATCCATCGACTGGTCTCCCTGGATCGACGCCTCGGGCTCCGGCGCGAGCGCCACAAACATCTCGGCGAGCGCCACCCAGGAACTCACCCCAGACACCGTGCCCTTCGACCAAACCGCTGTCTTCGTCAAGGCGAATGGCGCAGGCAATCAGGGCGCGGTGAAGGTCTACGGGCTCTCCAAGAAGCTCGCCTGACCTCTCGGGCCTCATGGCCCCATTGCGGAGTGGAGCAGCAAGTAGCTCGTCGGGCTCATATCCCGAAGGTCGCAGGTGCAAGTCCTGCCTCCGCAACTTCTCCAACCACATCACAAGGAGGCGCTCATGCCGCTTTTGAAGAACCCGCACGGTCGCATCGTGGCGGTCAACCAGTCGCGCGTGAAGTCGCTGCTTCGCGAAGGTTTTGCCAAGGCTACCGAGGAAGAGATCGCTGATTGGCAGGCGAAGAACTCGCGCTACGCGAAGTCGAAAGTCACAGCGCCAGCGCCTGAACCTCAAGCGAGCGAAGAGGGTCAACCGGACGAGCCTGAGGCTTTCGCGTTGCCAGACGGTTACCGCGAGGCGCTCGGAGCTGCGATGACCAAGCCCCAACTCGTGACTTTCGCGCTCGAGCACTTCGATCTCGAGATCTCCGAGAGCATGAACAAATCCCCGATGCTCGATGCCATCCTCGACGCCGCGCTCCAGTCTGAAACGGCTCCTCTTCCCGAGTGATCCCGATTGCCTTCTCGTCTCGACCAGGTCTCTCTCTCGCTCTTCAAGAGGTTGAGCGAGCGCGAGGACTCCGAGCTCGAAGGCTTGAACGATGCCTACCGGAGCGCGCTCGAGCAAACCATCGAGCGTGTGGTGGGAGAGCTGCCACGCGATGCAGATGGGAGGCTCGAGCCTGACCCCGCGGCGCTCGCGAGGCTGCGTCGGGAGTTCGGGCGCTTCGGCGATGCGCAGGGCGCGAGCCTGCTGCTCGAGCAACATGTGGAGCGCGTCTCGGCGGCGCTGACCCGCCAGGTCGATGTGCTCTCCGATGGCTGGCAAAGGCTCGGTGAGGATCCGCTCGAGAGTGACCAACTCGCGCTCTCGACGTTGGTGAAGGCGAACTTCCTCGACGGCTTCACGGAGCTCGGGCGCTATCACCACAATGCGTTGCGTGATGCGGTGATGCGTCAGGCGTTGGGGCGCGCCACCGAGCGTGACCTTCGCGCCGAGCTCCAGCGCATCACCGGCAAGGCCGCGAGCGAGGTCGACAGGCAACACCACGACGCTGTGATCGGCTATTCACGCGCGGTCATCAGCGAGAGCGCCGAGCAGCGAGGGTACGAGCATTTCCAGTACATCGGTCCAGACGACTCGGCGAACAGGCCCTTCTGCGATCGCCACGTCGACAAGGTCTACACCAGGGAAGAGATCGACGCGCTCGACAACGGGCAGATCGCCAACGTGTTCCTGACCGGCGGCGGGTATCGCTGTCGGCACCACTGGCGCCCTGTGCGGCCTGAGTGGTTCAGCGCAGATGAGATCGAAATAGAACCAAGAGATGCGGGTGAGCTTCGGGGAGGTGGGACGGGTACGGATCCTCGAGACATCTACTCGAATGTTTTGGAAACTTCGGACATGCCTCGTCAAGAAAAAGGGTATTCATGTGGAGCCGCAGTTGCACGGGGCATTCTTCGAGATGTCGGTGTCGACGTTCCCGAGGCTCCCATCTATGCTCTTGCGTCACAGGGTTCTTGGGACGACGACGGTAACCCGGTCTCCCTGATGAATGCTTCAGATATCAAACGAGGCATTGTCCAATTTGGGCCATTTGAACCTGGTCAGGTTATGGCAGGGGGATTGCCGTTTGTGCCAGATGAGCATTTCGTGCGTTGGGCAAACAGCCGAGATCACCTTACGACCCTTCAGGGTGGTCACTGGGTAATTGTGGATGAAATTGTTGGTGATGTGGTTAAGTTAAGAGATCCGTGGCATTGGGACGGTCCGGTGCGCGTGGAGGAACCTGATAGGGTTGATGGTATCCGTGGAGAAGTCGATCTCGAATCGTTTCTTCGTTCTTTCAACTCGACTGGTCGTAACGTTGTTGCGGTGAAACTATGATGGCTAAAAAGTCTAAACTTATCGACCATATCACCTCCCTCGGCTTTGTTTGTCGCGAAGAGCGAAGTGTTCTTTCTTTTGGAAGTAAGTTCGTTGATGCAGGCGGCTTCGACATTCTTGAAGAACCCGTCATGCATCTCACGGCTGGTCACGATGACACATGGGATATGGTGTACAACGGGCCAACTACCGAACCGATCAGGGTCCCCTGGGTAGGGATGAGTCAAGCCGAGGTGATTGACTTTGCGGAGAGGACCGCCGCTTTTTTAGGCGCTGACACACGACAAACAGCATGATCATCTACAGCTACGACGCGCACCTCGCCGAAGAGGACGAGCAGCTCTACGATCATCATCCGAGGAGCTGGCGCAAGAAGAGCGAGCAGGCCGCCGATGATCTCGTGAGAGACCTGAAGCGGCGAGGCTACCTCGACGAGCCCACTCATACCATCATCGACGACTTTGAGAAGGCCACCAGCACGGTGGCCTTTGCTGCGTCTGGGGGGCAGCTCACCGTGCCAGCGGGAACGCGCGTTGTCGCGCTCGACCCAGACCTCGGCCTGGGCGTCGATGACATCGCCAAGCCTGCTCGCCTCATCTTCGTGACGGACGCGGAGCTCGTGGTCGCGGATGGTGACACGGGCACGGTTGGCGTCACCGCCGAATATCCAGGCGCTCCGTACAACGTGCTGGCTGGTTGGCTCACGGGGCTCGAGGACGACGCGCCAGCGAACTTTGCGAGCGTGACCAACACCTCCGCAGCCTCCGGTGGGGTCGATCATCAGCTCACGCGCGTGGCAACGTACCGCACAATGGAACTGGTGATGATGGATCTGATGCGCATGACCGACGACGTGTTCGACGCCAGGCGCAAGATCTACGCGCGGTACTACAAGGACGAGCTCGATCGCGTGATCGCCAGCGGCATCAACATCGACACCGATGGCGATGGCGTGGCGAGCGAGGAAGAGAAGGACACGCACGAGCACGGATACATTCGGCTCAGGCGAGGGTGACGAATGCTCGAGGCAGACTTCGACGAGTTCTATCGGATGCTCGACGAGGTCGATGATGCGCTCGACATCACCCAGGCCGACCTCGACGAGTGCGCAGACCTGCTCGTGTATCGCATCATCGACCGCACCAGGCGCGGCGAGGACATCTACGGGATGCCGTTCGATGCCTACGCCGCCAAGACCAAGCAATCAAAACGCAAGCGTGGGCGCCGCACCTCGCCGGTGACGCTCCAGGACACAGGCCGCATGCTCGCCTCGATGCGCGGGCGATCAGACGGTGACGTGGCGCTCGTCTACTTCGCCTCGAGGACCGAGGGCCAGAAGGCCGCGTGGCTCGACGAAGGCACACGGCACATGCCCGAGCGCCGCTTTATGGACGCCACACCTGCTGACCTCGACGCATGCGCTTACATGCTGCTCGACAGGATCATCCGAAGACTTTGACCACCTACGAAACCAGCGCCCGCGAGGCGATGCTCGAAGCACTCAAGACTGTGCTCGAAGGCATCGAAGGGGTGAAGTTCGTCTCGCGCCAGGCGATCACCTCCGAGATGGTGAGCGAGGCGCAGATGCCCGCGATCCTCATCGACGAGACGCTCTCTCGCTACTCGTGGATCTCTCGAGCAGGGCAACGCACGATGAACGTCGGTTGCGTGCTTGGCCTCGAGGTTCAGGTCCGCACGATCCGCGCCAAGGGCAACTCGGTCAGTGAATCGACCGTGCGCGAACTGCTCGTCAACGAGGTGCTCCAGACGCTCATCCACAACAGCCGGCTGATTTGCCAACTCCCTGGTGAGGATGAGGACACGGCGCACGCGCGCGATGTGGGTGAACAGTTCTCGGTCCGTTATGTGCCAGGCAACGGCAACACCGCCCGCGCGCTGATCACCATCACCGCTGAGTTCACCGCCGTGTTCGATCGGCGCACGAAGACCGAGTGGCAACAGCTCTTCCTCGAGCTCGCCGCTGAGGGTGCTGAAGAAGTACCCGACAACATCGAAATCGACATCACTACCGCATAAGAGGAGGGTCCCGTGGGCAACCGCGTTGGAGTCATTACAACCCGCTCGGTCGCTGGACCGTTGGCGCTTGGGGCTGACCCAGGCGCCATTTTTTTGATCACGCTCACCGCCGCGCGCGGGCCGGTCAATGTGCCCACCCTCATCACCTCGATGAGCCGCTTCGAGTCTGTCTTCGGTGGGCCAACGCCCTACTCCGACGGCACGAGGTACAGCCCCGGGTATGAGGTCCTGAAGGCGTTCTTCGCCAAGGGCGGACGCAGGGCTTATGTGCTGCGTATCGTCGGCGCGACAGCGGACACGACCTCGGTCACGCTCCAGGATCGCGCAGGCGCGCCGCTCGATACGCTCACGGTCAACGGCAAGGGTCCAGGGGCATACCTCGATGACTGGGACATCGTCATCGCGGACGGCACCAGAACCAACACGTTCAAGCTCACGCTCCAAGATGAAGCTGACCAAGTCGTCGAGGTCTGGGACAACCTCAAGATGAACGACGTGGACCTCGCGCGCGTCAGCGATGGGAGCGACTACATCGAGCTCGTCAACGAGGGGAGCGCGACCGCTGCACCTGACAACCGACCCGCTGTCGGGACGACCACCATCGACGTGAGCTCCGATGGCGGCACGAACGACAACGCACCGAACGCGGCCGCCATCGTCGGCACGGATACCTCGGGTGTGAAGACTGGGCTCAAGGCATTCCGCTCGCACACCTATGGGTATGGCTGGATCGCCGCGCCGGATATGGACTCGGACGCCACCGTCATCGCCGAGCTGGTCGAGCAGTCCGAGAGCTACTTCCGCGTTTACATGACGAGCTCGCAAGAAGGCGCATCGGTCGCGACCGCCAAGACACAGCGCGCCGCGCTCGATGCTTTCAACGCTGGCTTCTACTTCCCACGCCCCAAGGTGCGCGACAATTTCGCCAGCGAGATCAAGACGATCTCCCCGGTGGGTCACGTCATCGCCGACTGGCTCAAGGCCATCGACCGAATCGGGCCTGGTAAAGCTCCAGGCGGCAAGGACTTCCGCATCGACGCTGGTGTTATCTCTCTCGAGACGCAGGCCAACGGGATGCCCTTGATCGATGAGGGGGTGGCCGAGGACCTGGTCGCCAACGGGATCAACCCCATCTACGCCAAGGAAAACGGCCCGGCCAGGGTTTGGGGCGTGAGGGCCGCGACCGAGGATGCTGCGTGGCAATACCTCCACGCGGCCTTCTTGTGGTGCATCATCGGTTCCCGAGGCAAGCAGGCGCTCAACCAGGTCGTGCTCGACATCTCCGACGCGCTCTTCTTCGGCCAAGTCGAGCTCGGCCTCTACAACCTCCTCGCCGACCTGCACGATCAGCGGGCGTTTCGGGGCTCACTGGTCTCGCCAGGAGAGACCGCGGATCCAGCGATCCACTCGTTCGGCGTGGTTGCGAACGAGTCGTTGCTTTCAGTCGCAGACAAGGAGTCTGGCAACGTCCGAAGCCGCGTCTGGTATCGCCCTGCCGGGGTCGCCGAGACCATCTACCAGGACATCGCGAAGCAGAACGAGGTCGCCTGACCTTCGGTGAACCTGCGCGCTGACCTTCAACCTTTCGGATCTACGGAGGACGCCCATGGATCGATACAGTTCACAGCATGATTCCCTCGTCTACTTCGCGGAGTTCCCTGGCATCTTCTTCACGACGAAGGAAGGCGGGGAGTCTCAAAACGAAGTCACTCAGCAGCACCCAGGCGGGGGCGGTCCTCCCGAGAACATCACGGGACCCACCACCGTCACGGCCATCACGGTCACCAAGCCTCGGGAAGCAGCCGTCGATGGCCCCATCATCGCGTGGGCCAAGGCGTGGGACAGGGGCGTGCGGCGCGAGCTCACGCTCATTGTCCAACCGGTGACGAGCGAGGGGCTCCCGCTCGGGGCGCCTGACGTTTACAAGGGCTGCGCCAAGACCACGCTCACCCCACGGTCTGTGACCAAGGGGAGCGCGGAGGCGTCCATGCTCTCCATCGCCATCCAACCGAGATATCTCGCGTAAGGCGTCCCCACTCTCGAAGAACCCTGAACATCCCCACCAGCGAAAGGAGTATTTCGCATGGCTCAGAACACCATCAGCTTCGAACTCTCGCGTGGCTACATCGACACCGAAGGCAACGCACACAAGCTCGTCGAGCTCCGCGCGCCAACGATCAATGACGAGGTGATCGCGGATCGCAAGCTCGCCATGCTCAGTGCCTCGCCAAACCCTGAGCAACGCGCTGAAGGAAACTCCGAGACCCTCTGGGAACTCGAGGTAATGGCTGCGTGCTGCCTCAAGCTCGGGAGCATTATCAAGGTCACCAGCGACCACATCCGACAACTCGCCAGGTCTGACGCGCGCCTGATGCTCGCAAAGCTCAATGAAGTCGAGGCGAAGCTCATGAAGGCAGAATCTGCCCCAAACTCATCGACCGGCGAGCAAGGGTCCTCCAGCTCGCCGAGTTCGGCTTCAACCCGCTAGACCTGATGCGCATGACCCACGCCGAGTTCGCTTCGTGGCACGAAGCGGCGCTGCTCAAACGCCGGTGGGATCGAGAGGCGGAAACGGAGCTGTTTGGGTCTGAGCTATGACGATAGGTCAAAACCTATTCTTCTTGGTTCATGACCCTCGAGCGGACTCACCGCAGCCAGCAACAGGTTAACTTGCGAAGTGTGTTGGAGGAGTTCGACTTCGCCTCCATCGTCAAGGACGCCCCTGAAGATCATGAGCGCTGGGTCCTTGTAGGCTACCCCGGTGACATGAATGAGAATCGTTTGGCCAAATTGAGCGAGGATGGCACCTACCTCTTTGTCTTCGGGCAGCTCTTCCTGAAATTTCAAAATGGCCGCCGCAATCGTTTTATGCATTTCGCTGGCGATGTTGGTTTTGGCGCCAACGTAAGACGTTCGTTTTTGAGCCCCGATAATTTCTATTGATTCTTTGAGCTTATCGGAAGGGCTGTTCGTTCGGAGCGGGCTTTTCTTCTTCAACATGAACCTCCTTGGTTAACCAAGAAGGATGCTGGCTCCCTGGGGCAAGATCAAGTGTGCAGGGTAGAGGTTTAGCAGATGGCCGTTCGCGAAGCAGAGCTCAGACTCAAACCCACCATGGGGGACCGTGGTCGACAGGGATTGAGGAGGCTTCGGGAT